CGGCGGGCGCGCGCGGGTGCGGGGGAGAGGGCGGGGGGGGCCGGCTTGGAGGCCGGCTTCCCCTTCGCGAACTCGGGCCACTGCTGGAAAAACTTGCCCTCGTTGAACCGGTGACAGGATGTCCAAGCCCCGCGCTGCGTGTACGGATGCGAGGAGTAGCGGTCGGTACGGGTCTCCTGCCCCGTCTGGTCGCCGGGGGCACCATAGATGTCGCCGGTCTCGGCGATCCACGCCTCAGACTCCAGCGGATCGTAGCCGTCCTCGACGATGACGATGACGTGCCCGACGCCGCCCTCATTCGCCGCGGACAGGACGATGTCACCCATCCGGAAACCGCCGTCCGGAGTCAGGTTCTCATCCGGCCAGTTGACTTCCTCGAAACCGCGGGCCTCCATGCCGGCGCGGAGGTTCCCGGTCCAGAAGTCGTTTATTTCCAGCAGGGCCTTGTGACCCCATGGGACGCCGTAGGTGTGGTGGAGACCGTAACTGACCGCACCGGCGGCCAAGGAGGAGCAGTCGGCACTCTGGGGCGACGAGACTCGCCCATGGGCGTCGGCCGCGGCGTACCAACTGCGTCGGTCCTCCCCCTGGCTGTAGCCCACCGGCTGCTCTTCGCAGATTCGCCGGGCGATCTCAGCGGTGACGCTGCCGACGGTCATGCCACGCCTCCCTGCTGCTCCTCCCAGCCGGCAGCAAAATTGATCGGTCCGGCCTTGAAGGGGTTGAGCCAGGCGCGGGCGACGTTCTTGTAAGTCTTGCCGTCGACGATGATCCGCTCACCGGGACCCACCGTGGCTCCCTGCTGCAAATCCTTGATGTTCTTGGCCTCATGCGAGACCGACTTTTCATAGGCATCGATCCGTGCATCGACCTCCGCCTTGCAGTCGCGCAGGTACTCGCGGCGGCTGGCCTCGTCAGAGACCCGGTTTGCCAGTGCGATAAAATCGGTGTCCTTCATGAATCGGAGGCCGCGCTCCGATGTGTCCAGATATCCCGGTGTGGTCATGCCATGCTCCTTGCGTTGGCTAGTGCGAATAGTGTGCTGTAGGCGGAGTCCCCGGAAATACTGAGAGTTCCACCTGTTCCGTACGCGCCGGTAAATCCTGCGCGAATTTTCGGGTCCTGACCGGCGGGCACGACACGAACACCTGTGACGGTGACTGTGGAGCCCGTGGAGTCGTTGGGGAAGCGAGCCCGGTAAGGCCGATCCAGTAGGTATACGGTGGCGTCGATATCGCCGGCCGTGACCCTTGCCCAGACTGTGAACGAGATCTGGACAATTCTGTCGTAGGGGCGCACGCCCAGGTCGACCTGTGCCGCGCCCGAATACTGGCCGTTGTTCAGTTTCAGCGTGTTGTTGATCGGGACGCTGGCCTCTACGGCTTGCACCTCATTGATGGGCCTGAGCACCCAGCGCTCGCCGTTTTTCGACCCGTCAGAGCGGTAGAGGACGCCTCCGACGTCGACGTATGCGGGGTGCGCGGGCGTCGGCGGATGCCCGATGGCCTCGGCCTTGCTGAGGATTTCCCTTGCGGCCGCAACGGATTGGGCAGGGAAGATCACGCCTGCGGCGTCCAGGGCGTTCGGCCAGGCGGACAGGAGGTCATCTCCCGCCTCGGGAATAGGAATTCCCTTCCAGTGATTCGCTGGCATTCCTTTCCACCTTTCACTTGGTGTAGGAGACTTCGATAGTCAGATCATGGCTCCAATAGCCGTAGGACGCATTTCCCTTGGTCTCGAAAGATATCCCGCGGAAATACCCGCCCTTCCAGCTGTTCCACTGGTCTCGGGGAATCTGAATCCAACGGCCATCACCACGCCCCCAGCCACCGGACTCATACCAGCGGTTACCGCCACCGGAATACGAGCCGGGCGCGGACTGGAAACCATGCGAGCCAATAGAAGCGACGCCGGTCTGCCCATACCAGTGCTTCGCGTAGGCGTACACGCGCATATTCGTGATGGTCGCACCAGCCAAGTCCCCAGTCATATTCGGGAAACCAATCAGGCTGTTATAGCTCCACCGCGAATACGAGCCCTGCGGCATATTGTCAGGCCAGGACGAATCCGGGGAGCCGTTGGAATACGCCTTCCACCAATTCGACCGGTACGCCTTGACGTAGTTGCGTTTCGGCTGTGGCTGCTCCGACGGCTTCGGCGCACCCAGCGAAATCGACTTGTTCACCTGAAGCGTCGGCTCCACGGCCAGACCCAGGTCACGCACCCACGCGTGCGGCTGCGGCAGGCTCGAGTCCTCCACCGTGAGCACGACGCCCTCCGCCCCGTAGGCGGACGCGGCCAGGAACAACAGCCGGTACGTGCCCGACGTCGCCGGCGTCCACGGCTGGAAAGTCACGTGGCTGGTCTGCAACTGGTTCCGGTTCTCGGACACAACGCGAATTCGCTGCTCAAACTCGTCTTTCGCGCCGGCGTTGACCGGCGAGCACTGGAGCCTGGCCTCGAGCATGGCGTTCGCCTTGTTCGCGTACCAGGTGACCAGCTCCTCCACCTGGTACATTCGGCCCGCCTCGAGGTCGACGACGAGCTCATAGAGCGAATCGACGGAGCGAACTATGTGCCGGTTGCTGCCACCCCACGGCCAGGCGGAGCCCCAGGCGACCACGCCGCGGGGGAGAGCGGCCAGGGTCTCGGCCAGGTCCGTCCCGCGCCAGACGAGGCGGTCGGCCACGGAGAGGGACTGCGCGGACACGAGCCCGTCGCCGGTGATCGTGGCCTTCGCCAGGCCATCCGTGCCCGTGATCGACAGGAAATCCTGCCCGGCCGTCCCTAGGGTCACGACCTCACTCGGCTGCCCGCCGACCGCCTTCACCACGTGCAGGCCCGTGGAGTCCATGATCGCCGCATCACCCGACGGGTCACCGGCCACAATCCGCGTAGACAGGCGGATCGTGTCAGCCAGCAACTCACCCGTGATCTTCGCCTGCCCGGCCTGGAGCATCTGCGTCGTGACCTTCGCGAACACGCCGATCTTCGCCCACAGCTCCTCCGAGGCGACGACCTTGCTCGCGTTGACCGCGCCGTCAGCGATCTCCACGCTCCCGACGCTGCCGGGCACGAGAACACGGCCAGCAACCAGCAGGTAGTCCTGCCACTGCTTCGCGGCGGCGGACCACACCTTGACGCCGGTGGCCTGGTGATTCTCCCCGGCCACGACCCACAGGTCTCCGTCCGCCGGCGAGTCCGGTCCTTGGGGACCCACGGTCACCCGGTCGCCTGCCCGCTTCAGGGCGTTGGCGGCCGCCTCACCCGACGTCTTCGCGGCGTCCTTCGCGGCTTTGACCTCGTCGGCCAGGCGCTTCTGCGCCGCGTCGATCTCGGCCTTGGCGGCGTCCAGTTCCGCCTTGGTGCCGGCCGCCTCGAGGGCTATCTTCCCCGTCGCGCCCGTAGCGCGCGCCTGGCCGCCCTCAGGCAGGGAGGCCGGGCTCACCACCTGGTAGACGCGGCCGGTGCCGTCCTGGAGACAGACACACTCAGCGCCCACGGCGGTCACGCCGCCGTCAGCCGGGGCCACGACCTCACTCACCGGGTCATCCGCCGGCAGCTCGACACGGACCATGCCGCCATCCATGACGTCGAGGACACGCCCAGTGGCCCACGTGCCCGCCTGCGAGCCGCTGCCGTAGGACGCCTGCTGCGACGCCGTCGACGTCCTGGGGGACGGCTTACGGTCCAGCCAGAGATTCGGCTTCACCATGCGAGCTCCTCGACGTCGACTCTCATGTGCCCACCGGGCTTGTCCACCGGCAGGCTGTAGGCGACGACCTTGCCGACGATGATTTCCCCGCCGTCGGTGTGGACTGCGATCACGTCGCCGGCCTCCAGGCGGGGGTCAGCGGCGATCGCCACCGACCGCTTGGAGGCGGCCTCCAGGGCGTGCCGCATGTAGGTGCCGGCCGCCTTCCTGACCGCGGACGCCGACGATGCGGCGTTGAATTCGCGCCGGTCCGTGACCCACCCGTAGACGGCGGGCTCGTAGGGCCAGGACGCTGATACGGCGGTGCCGGTCCATTTGATGACCGGTTTCCGCTGGTCCTCCTGCTGTGGGCTGCCGACGACGACCCACCGGTTCGGGCGGCGCTCCACGCTCTTGCGGGGCGCCTCCACGAGCAGGTCACGGCCCGTGTAGCGGGCTACCGGCTCGGAGCCGTCGGTCTGTGCCCACAGGTGCAGGCACCCGTCGGCCTTCACCGCGTAGTTGAGTCCTCGCGCCTGGCACAGGTCCCGGATGGCCTCAGACCTGCTGTGACCCCACTGGGTGTTCGGGTGCACTCTCGGGTTTGGGGCACCAGGGTCCAGCACCACCGGGAGGGTGCCGGCGAGCCGCTGCGCCTCAGACAGGGCTGTCGCGCCGCGGGGCGGGGACGAGGGCCAGGGCATCGGGTCCTGCTCGAGGAGCTGCATCAGGTCCAGCGCTTCGACCTTGATCGACCCGTTGTCCTGCTCATCCCAGGACTGGTGCTGCCACCATCCGAGGTCGACCTCGTCGCGGCCCTCCCTGGTCTCGAGCAGGGCGGTGACATGCGACCGCTGCCCGTAGTTGTTGAGGGCTGCACCGGGTGACTCGGGCACCCACCCTGACGGGCAGGTGTAGGACAACTTGCCGGGGACGACACGGTCGGACGCCCAGTCGATTTGCACGTCCTCGCAGGGGACGTCGACGGCGAGGACACGGCCGCCTAGGTGGACGTCGATCCTGGCTCCGACGGCGACGGGCCCGGCCAGCGCCTCAGTAGACGGGCCGGGCCTCATGGCATCCCCTGCACGCGCTTGGCGACCTCGAGGGCGGACCATGCCTGCCAGCCCGGAGTGTCCGGGTGTGCCTCGCCGTAGTCCGCCCATTCACCCCAGGTGGTCACTGGGACAGCCCCCTGCGGCGTGTTCTCGGCGCGGGGCTCGTGCTCGATCCATTTGATGGTGACCTCGATGAGCTCGCCCGTGACCCGCTTCCGGGTGACGCCGCTGACGATGACCGTCCTCGGAGGGACGCCCGGTACCGGCATCGTCGGTATCAGCATGATCGGGGCGTGCGACTGGAGCACCCACCACAGGAACGGCTCGGTCGCCGGGGTGCAGGTGACGACGCCGGTGCCGGTCATGGGCTCGTCCCGGATGGCCCACCGGGTGACCCCAGCGACGCGCGACGCCGTCGAGTCCCAGTCCAGCGGGTCACCGTTGTGCTCGTAGGCCAGGCCAGGGGCGGAGCGCCCGTCAGCCCCAGCCACCAGCACCCCATACCAGTCCCCGACGGCGCCGGCGGGGCGCGCGCACCCGGCCCGCCCCC